ACACTCATATCAAAATGAGACTCGAACGCAACTAGATCAGGCGCAATCGCCGACACAGTAACGGTCTCACCATCTAAGAAGGTGATTTGTAGGTTAAGCGGATTCATGTTAGCTAGTTGCTCGCGTTACAGTACCGGAAGCCAGAGGCCATGTAAGTGACTGAGTAGCCAAGTCACCGATAGAACCAGCAATCGGGCTAACACTCGAAACCAAGAACACACCAGTATAAGACGGGTTAGTTGCCGATACTGAACCGCTAGTCGGCTTCACAACAACAGTCGCACCCGTACCCAGCCAAGTGTTCAAATAAGAATCAACACTCGATGAAGCGAAATCCTGGTGGAAATCAATCTGCACAGAAGCATCATTCAACCCAGCAACACGCGAACGATAACCGCCACCACCAAAGTTAGTAGTCTCGATTTCATCCATTGAGTGAGTGAAAGTCACCGCTGCAATGTGGTCACTAAGATCAACACCATTGATAGTAGTGGTCACAGACTGAAGCACAAACTTGGCCATCAGTTATCTCCTAAAATATATTGTTAACTAGAGTATACAGTTATTGAAAATTCTGCCGCTAAATAAGAAGCATCATTCAATGATACCGCACCAATGTTACGCATCTCAGTAACAATCACATCATATGCTGAACCATCCAAAGTCTTATCAGACTCCACCGCATCCTTCAAAACACCAGAAATATAGGTGTCCAGTTTGCGTTGCGAATCACGCTCAGCAACACGCCCCACAATCAGGTTAACAGTAAACTCATACAGCACTAAACCTTTTTTGAAAGCGTTATCGTATGAGACAGAATCCAGGCTGAGAACAGCAATCGGTGGCGAAGGATTATCTGGAATCTCAGTCGCAACCCGTAGGCCACGAATAGTGCCTAGATTCTTACCTAAACCGGCACGAATATCCGCGATGCTCACGAAGCAACCATTCGCCTAAATGGTGCAATCAGCGACTCAACATCCGGATCTACGCGACCAACCCGAACAACACCCAAATCACCATAACCGGCAACACCAAGAGGCGAGTCGAAACGCTTAAATTGGCGCATCGCTAAAAGAATTGTTGCCTGCTTGATAGCGTTAGGAATATTTGACCAACCGAAAACGCCCGCAATCTGTACAGGCGCAAGTAACGCATAAGTGCCTGATGTGTTCCAAGATGGGAAAGTGTAGTCACCAACGGCACGAATGCGAGTATAAGAAGTCACTAAACCGCCAGAGACACCATTCAGAGGCTCGAGCTGATAATCAGAAGCAGTCCAGGTAGTGTCATAGGTTACGCCATCACTAGACGTTTTCAACGTAGTCACCGAAACAATATCGTCAGTCTCGCACACAAAATCGTTAGTTGGCACAAAAACTCGAGTCGCTGATCCTGAATAAAAGTAACGGTTACAGAAACCATCAATCTCACGCTAAGCAGCCTCAATAGACTGTTCAATAAGCGAATCATCTACTGAGTCAATAATTCGCAACGCTGCTTTCACATCCGCAAGCGTGCAATACCCATTCGTTATAGCCATAAAATTCTCCTCAGTCTATTGTACCGGCAACAAGCCCCAAAAATAGAGGTCACAACTGTGCGCGTTATATTCAAACCGATACTGCTCAAAAACAGAATCAAAATCGAGCGCATCCCGAAAATCTTTCTCGCTCAAGTTGCGGTAATAATTCCAGTCAAGTGTGAGAGGCGAATCTTTAGGCGTGGTAGCGGTTGTGCCATGCTCAGCTCGCCCAGTAGAAGCGCAAGTAAAAACCACTAGCCGGCTACTCATCCGAATCATATTCTCAAACGTCTCAAGCCAGTACGGGTTGTGTTCAAAACATTCACTCGAAACACACACATCAAACGAATTATCGGGATACGTCAATTCTTGCCCTTGAGCAACAACATCCACGCCCTTACCAGGAGCAACATCAATGCCCACATAATCCTCAGTCGAGAAAAAATCCCGAATCGTGCCATTGATATTCAGTGAACCAATCTCCAAAATCTTGCCTGCAAACAAATCAGGAAATCGTTTCGAGACACGTTGCACAAATTCGCGCTGCTCACTATGGCACATAATCAATCCCAGCTATTCTCGCGCCTACGCTGCAATGACCATTGCCCAGGCGAGAGATCAGAAGTTGCCACCTTGTGGCGGTAATACTCCTCATTCCTTTTATAGGTGACAGCATTCTTGGCAGCATTCATTCCATCAAAAACAGTCCCCTGCTTCACATGCGAATGAGCGATAGGCATGAGCCTAACTTCATAACCAGTAGCCTCACAGCGACGCTGAAAATCATCATCGTCAAAATTAGCTGGATGAATCCCCTCATCAAACAAACCAACATAATCAATCACAGACTCGCCCACAGCGATGAGCTGAAAAAACGGCCACTCATCCGAAACAACAACCAAATCCTGAGCAGACTCATCAAACCAAGTCTCCAACCCGCCAGGCTCAAACTCAACATCATCCGAAGCAATAAACCAGCGGTCAGCAAACGGGAAACACTTGATACCCAAGTTCCACGATCCGGCAACACCCTGATTAGCGGGCATAGACAAAATCGTCACCTTCACAACACAATCCGGCACAGCCACATTCTTGAGCTGCCCACCATTATCAATAATCAGCAAATGCGCAATCGGATAATCGAGACTATTCAACATGCGCTGCAACAAATCATAACGCGACAGAGTAGGCACAATCAGATTAGGAAGCATTGAAATACTCCCGCAGGAACGGCATCCAATACCAGTTCCAGACACGCTCAATATCAAACTGTTTCGCAAAGTCTATTGATACCTGACTGATACCGCGAGGCTCATCATATGCCAGTTTCAAAGCGCCCAGAATGCTCGAGATGAGAGGCAAATGATAGAAAGACTGTTGAGGCTCATCCCAGAATGGTTGCCCATCTACAAGCCACGAATCGTCACTAGCGAAATCCTGTTGAGCAGCCCAATTAGATGTAATCACTCGAGTACCGCAAGCCTGCGCCTCAACCGTAGGGATACCGAAACCTTCACCATACGAAACCTGCAACATAACATCACAGGCAGTATAAACGCCAGCCAAATATTCCTCGGGATAACCAACACGATTAGTATCAGGATTCAAGAAAATAATGTTCTCATTCGGTATCCCGCAAGCCCGCGCCAACTGCACCAACTGGAAACCGCCAAAAGCGTTAGACGGCTCAGCATGAACATAAAGAAAAGCATTCGGAGTATCTTTCACAAACAAACTAAACGCAATAAACTGCTCAGCAAACGCCTTACGATGCACCAACCCGTTAGCCTTATTCGCGGCCACCATACCAACCAGGAACGCATCAGCCGGCACACCTAAATAATCCCGCGTTGGTTTACCAAACACAGTCTCAGTGGGCTTCATCACTTTAGTATCAATCGCGTGTGGAATATACCGCGACTCAATACCAGCTCGCTCGAGAAGGCGTTGCCCATGCGGTGACATAGTAATTGGTGTCACATTATTGCGCACCAAAAACTTAGCGACATTCGGCGGCAACGTCACATGATCGAGTGGAGTCCACGCAAAAATGTCACCCTCAAACTGCATGTCATTGTAAACCCACTGATCGTAAAGCGTAATCATTGCAGACTTTAGTCCCGCATTGTGGCTCGAGAAATCTTTAAACCATATCGGCAACGAATCAGCAGAATATTGGGTATATCCCATAGGGTAGTGAGTGAATTTGCCGTAAGGCGTTTTCACATCCTCAATCTTGCCCTGCATACCAAAGTTACTAAAGTTTGCAACTTTAAAACCAGTCTGCAACAACTTATCAATGAGAAACTTAGTTTGCTGCCCGTAGCCGGTAGGTGAGCCGTAAGTGTTAGAAGCGACAGCGAGTGCGCCCGTCAATTTTTCTTTATTCGCCATAAGTAGATTCTAGTCAAAAAAGTGTGTTAGTGTGTACACGATAACTATTCATTATGTTTTAGTTGTCACGCGGATAGCGTTCTGGTCGAGTAGTCCCGTCAAATGTAAAAGTTTGGCGGGATTACTTTTTTGTAATA